ATGCCGGTGCCTACCGCGTTGCCGGCCCAGGACTCCACCGCATTGGCGGCGTAGCCGTTGTTGCGCACCAGGTAGCGGGCGCGGGCCGTCATGTCCGCCCCGGCCGACTGGATCAGGGTGTTGACGTGGGCGCGGCTGGCGGTAAAGGTCTTGAGTCGGCGCGCCGATAGGCCGCCCTCAAAGCCGCCGACGACACCGCCGATCATTGCACCCACTTTGCGGCGCAGGCTCTGGAGTGCCTTCATCACAGCCCCTTCCCGGCGTAGGTTCGGATGCGCCGGGCACGTGGGCGGCTTTGGGCCGCTGCGATCTCACGATCCAGGTCGCGCATGGCCGACTGCAGCTCGGCATTGGACTTGTAGGTGACGGCCTTGTCGCCCGCGCGCACGGTGAGCACGCCATTGAAGCGCGCCGCCAGCAGCGCCTCGCGCTGGGCCTTGAGTTGTTCGAGGGTCATGGGCTGCACTCCTGGCCAGCGCGAGGCTGGCTGGTTTGGTCTTTACGTTATCCGCCAATGGCGTATATACTGGCACCATGGAATTCATCGAAACCCCGACCTTCACGCGTCTGTTGGCCAGCTTGCTGACCGACGATGAATACCGGGCGCTTCAGAATGTCCTTGTGGAAAACCCCGCACGCGGCGCTCTCATCGCGGGTGGCGGCGGCATTCGCAAGTTGCGTCACGCCTTGCCGGGTCGGGGCAAGAGTGGCGGGGTTAGGGCGATCTATTACTGGATCAGGGACGACGACCAGATCTATATGCTGCTGATCTACCCGAAGTCCAAGAAAGACAATCTGACCGAGCAGGAAACCGCCGCGTTGCGTGAATTTGTAAAGGATCTATGACGATGGACAAAACACTGTTTGAGGATCTGGTGCAAAGCCTGAAAGAGGCCAAGGCCATCTCGCGGGGTGAGATGCCCGCTGCGCGGCGTAGCCGAATCGATGCGCCCGACGTCAAGGCGGTGCGTGAGCAGATCGGGCTGTCGCAAAGCGAGTTCGCCCAGTTGATGCACGTCAGCGTCAAAACCCTGCAGAACTGGGAGCAGCATCGCCGCAACCCCACTGGGCCAGCCGCAGCCTTGCTCAAGATCGTCACCACCGCGCCTGACGTGGCGCTCAAGACGCTGTACGCCTGATACTCGACACCTCGCCGACCGCACTCGCCATGCCCTACACATGTACCATCTGTAGCACAGGTCGCATGGAGCCATCGGCATGCGTGTGGTGAGTTTCTCTGAGGCACGAAACCGCCCCAAAAACGTGATCGATCAGGTCATCGACGACACCCACCGGCTGGTTTGCTGCGTCGATGACATGACACTGGTGCTCATCGCCTGTCGATACCACTGCCAGCAACACCCTCATCAGATGTAGTTGGACGATATCGCCATGCGCCGCCGCCTTGGGCTGGGCGTCATGGGCACGGTCACAGGCGCGTTGTTGCCAGTGCCGCTCTTGCGATTGCTGGGCGCTGGCGGCAGCGCCTGCGCGCGTTTGTTCAGGTTCAGCCCCATCGACAGCAGGCCGTGCAGCGCGGCGTAGGCATACACCCGGCAGTCCAGCGCCTCATTGCGCCGTCCATCGGGCTTCCACCAAAAGCGCTGCGCAAAGCCCTTCACGTACCGGGTGCGCACGCTCTCAGCGGTGAGCTGCTCGAAATACTGCGCATCCCGATCCAGCGGAAAGTGCATCGCCCCGGCACCGGTTTCTTTCTTGAGCCGGGCGTAGATCGCTTCCTTGGCGGCATCGACACCCACAATGAACAGATTGACCCGGCCCTTGTTGGCCTTGCTCGGGCGCTTGGGCCAGATCGGGCGCTTGCCCGCACCAGACCCGCCAGCGCCCTTGATCGCCCAGATGCGATTGCGCTCTCGGCCCTTGCAAAAGGCGTAGGCTGCCAGCGTGTGGTGCCCGCCGGTGTCCAGGCACCCGGCCTCGATGGTCAGGCCGTTGGCCAGCGTCTCGTGCTCGAAGCGGCTGCCCAGGTAGGCATCGAGCTGCGCCCAGGTATCTGGTGCCGATGGGTCGCCCCACAGCACCTTGTAGTCGATAGACCAAGACTCCTCGTCGCGGCCCCAACCCACCAGTTCCAGCTCCAGCCGGTCGTCTTGCACGTCAATGCCGCAGGTGAGCAGCGCCACCTCGGCGGGAATGGCTGGCCCGTAGGCTTCGCGGCGGGCCATCAGGCCCTCGGCATCCAGGGTCTCGCCCGCGCGGTCTTCCCAGGTCTCGGCCAGCTTGGTGTTGACCCACACCTTGAGCCGCACCGGGTCGCTCTTGGCGGCATGGTGCTCTTGGGCTATCTCGCACCAGGTCATCCACGGTGAATACAGGCTCGACAAATGAAAGCCTACCGTCTTGCCATCACCTTCGGCCTTGGCAGCCCAGCTGCCATTGGCCAGCAGCACCGGTTTGCGGTACTCTTGGTGCAAGCCTTCGCATAGCGGGCAGTGCCAGGCGGCTTGGCTCATATCGCCTTCGGGCCACCGGATGTCGCGCCAGTGAATCTGGCTGCGCGCGCCGCAGTGATCGCAGGGCACTTCAAACACCTGCTGGTTCGACTCCAGGTAGGCCGCCTCGATGCGCGAGTTGCCTTTGATTGTGGGTGTCGAGCACAGATAGATTTTGCGGTTGGCAAACGTGGCGGCACGCTGCACCGCCAGCGCCACCGGATCGCCTTCGCCGTTGGCGTCTCCCGGGTAGCCATCTACCTCATCCAGAAACAAAAAGCGCACCGGCATCGAGCGCAGGCCCACCGCCGAGTTGGCCCCGGTCATGACCAGCACGCCGCCGGGGAATTCCTTCATCAGTTGGGTGTTGCCCGAGTCGCGAGCGCGCGGGTCTTTGACCCGGCTGGCCAGCTCTGGGCTGGCTTCGATCAGCGCATCGATGCGCTGCTTGGACACCCGCTTGGCATTCTCCACCGTGGGCTGCACCAGCAGCATCGGCCCTGGGGTGTGGTGAATCACGTAGCCCATCCAGTTCAGACCGGCTTCGGTCTTGCCGATTTGCGCACCCGCCATGAGCACCACGCGCTCGGCGCGTGCGCTGCCCGATAGCGCTTGCATCACAGCCTGCAGATACGGTGTGCGGCTGGTGCGCCAGCGCCCCGGCTCGGCCGAGGCCACCGATGAGAGCACCCGATGCCGGTCGGCCCATTCATCGACGGTGAGTATAGGGTCGGGTGCCAGACCCTGCTTCCACGCATGTTCAACGATGCGCGCTGCGGCCGTTTCAGCGGTGTCGAACATAAGCCACTCCGATGCAAAAAATCAAGCAAATTTAAGCAGAAAAAGCTTGGCTTCTGTCCCAAACAGCGTGTTAATAGAGTTGTCGCAAACGACAAACCCCAAGCAAAAGGAGCCCCAAAATGAACACCAGCACCAAAACAGCCAAAGAACACCAAGCAGACTACGCAGTCACCAGCGCAAAAGAAGCACTGGCCGCTGCCCGCGAAACCCTCGAACGAGCCCTGCGTGAATTGGAGGCTTACGAAGCCCGCCTCGATGAATCCAAATCGCTGGAGACCAAGTCAAATGTCATGCTTTGGGCGATGAATGCCCTTGTCTGCAACATCACGCCAAACCTGCGCCTTGATCGGATCGCTGCAGCGCACGCCGAACTGGCCCGAGTCGCAGATGCGAAATAAAAACAGAGCAAGCCAAGCAGAAAGCGCTTGGCTTCTGTCTCACACAGCGTGTTAATAGAGTTGTCGCAAACGACAAACCCCTCAAGCAAAACAGGAGCCCAGCATGATGCGCAAAACAGCCAACAAGACCGCCAAGCAGCTCGACCTGCTGCTCGCCCAGATCGCCCTTGATCACCTCTTCATCGAAACCCTGGCCACGCGCCACAGCGACAGGCTGGACTTTCATGACGTCAGCGTCTGGGCCGTCAAGAGCGCCCTGCTGGCCGCCTACCAAGCAGGCTTGGCAGCAGGGCAGCAGGTTGCAGCCACAGCGGCTGACCAAGCAAGCAGCCAGCCTAGCGCCTGATCCTTAACGACGACGACCACCACCTGGAGCACACCCATGTCCGCACAAACCTCACCCCTCACCGAACGCCAACTCGATCTCATCACCCGCGCGCATGGCGATGCCGCTGGCTTGATCGAGCCTCTGCTGACTCTCAAAGGCGGGGCCAAGCTGAAGATGATTGCCAGCCTCGCGAAGCGCGGTTTGATCGAACAGCTTGCCGGCCAGTGGCGCATCACGGGTGCCGCCATCGCCATCATCCGGGGCGAGGCCCCGCCGCAAGAGGTGTTGCCGCCGTCTAGCGCAACCGGCAACGCAGCACCGCCAGAGGCCACAGACCCCGAAATCGAGGCCGCCGTGGCCGCAGCCGAGTCCAACTGGGCCACGGATTGCCCGGCAAGCAAACCCCGCACCCGCGAGCACAGCAAGCAAGCCAGCGTGATCCAGATGCTGCAGCGCCCCGAGGGCTGCACCATTGCCCAAGTCTGCGCATCCACCGGCTGGCAGGCGCACACGGTGCGCGGCACCTTTGCCAATACCCTCAAAAAGAAGCTCGGCCTGGCCATCGTCTCGGACAAAGCCAAGGGCGGCGAACGGGTCTATCGCATTGCCTGAGCGCCTTCCAAAAGCGTGGCTTTGACGCACAAAAAAGATTGCAAGCCAAGCAGAAAATGCTTGGCTTCTATCCCAAACAGCGTGTTAATAGAGTTGTCGCAAACGACAAACCCCAAGCAAAAGGAGCCCCAAATGAACACCCCTACCGCACAAAGCGCCCACAAAACATTGGCCTCGCTGGCCAAAATCATCGGCCAGATGGCAAGCATTGCCGACGACCGACTCAGCCAGATGGCAGGCGAAGCAAGCGACGAAGCCGCAATCGATGCCCTGCTCATCGCCACCTACGACATCGACGAAAAGATGGAGGCCCTGCGCGACCTGCTCACACGAGCCTACAGCATTGCGGGCGAGCAGGGTAAAACCAAGTAAAAGATTGCAAGCCAAGCAGAAAAAGCTTGGCTTCTATCCCAAACAGCGTGTTAATAGAGTTGTCGCAAACGAACAACCCCTCAAGCAAAAGGAGCCCCAAAATGAACAAAGCCAGCATCCACGCCAGCCAGAACGAATCCTGGGGCTTTTACAACGGCATGAGCGAGCAAGCCGACGCCGCTTGGCCCTTGGCAATGACCGCCATCTCACAGGCCAGCGGCGAGTCGCTCGACGCGGTGCGAATTTTCCTTGACAGCCGCCACGGCCGCCACTTTGCCGACGATGTGCAAAACGCCCTTTTTGACGGAGCCAGCCTAGCAGACGCGATCAACGCCGCCACCGCACGCTGGATGGGCTGGACGATTGGCCGCCAGACCGCCAAGCAGTACGGCATCCCCAAGGGCCTGCCCTACCTGACGGGTTTTGTGATCCACTGCGACATCTGCGACGAGTCTTTGGCAGCCTGAACATCCAAGGCTGGACGTCACGCGGGTTCCATTTTGGACCAAATCGGACTAAAATGGCCCCATCCACTGGAGGTGAGCCATGTCCATCAACGTCAAATTGCCGCAAGCCTTGGTCGAAAGTGCCAAGCGCTACGGCACCATCGAGCACCGCTCGGTGCCCAAGCAAATCGAGCACTGGTCGCAGATCGGCAAGATCGCCGCTGAAAACCCGGATCTGCCCTTTAGCGTCATCCGCGACATCCTGATCGCCGACCAGGAAGATCCCGTGGGTGAGTACCAGTTCGGCTGATGCGCCTCCTTGTTACGCCCACCTTCGAGCGCACCGTCAAAAAGCTGCACAAGCCGCAGAAGGCTGCGCTCGACGAAGCGGTGCGCACCATTGCCAGCCAGCCTGAAGCGGGTGAGGCCAAAGTCGGTGACTTGGCCGGCATTCAGGTGCACAAATTCCGCATGGGCGGCTTGCTCTGCCTGCTGGCCTACCGGGTCTTGGACGAGCACACGCTCAAGCTGCTGATGGTTGGGCCACACGAGAATTTCTACCGCGATCTCAAGCGCATTGAGCATTGACCCGCTGGTCAGATGAGGAGGGATCCTCCTGTTCGGCCGCACTTGCGGCCTCGGCCAGATCATCGAACAGCACCCCGTCGGCCTCACGCACCGCCTGCGCACCCGCGTACTCCTGCCAGCGGCGCACGATCACGTCCACGTACTTGGGGTCGAGCTCGATCAGTCGCGCCGTGCGGCCGGATTTTTGGGCGGCGATCAGCGTCGTGCCCGAGCCGCCAAAGGGATCGAGCACCACATCACCCGGGCGGCTGGAGTTGCGCAGGGCGCGCTCGACCAGTTCCACTGGCTTCATGGTTGGGTGCAGGTCGTTCTTGTGCGACTTCTTGATCTGCCACACATCGCCCTGGTCGCGGTCGCCGCACC